CTTACGGGTAATGAGCGTTATACACGCTAGTATTTAGGGGTATTCCCTAAGTACAGTCCCTGGACCTAGTGTGATTTTAAGACACTTGGTGCAGTTAGAGTGGTCTGCCTTGAGGCAGTAGGTCACTCTTCCCTTGTTCTGCCTCCAATTATGGAGGCAATATGTATACAAGGGTCCGTACACAGAGTACCAATACTCCGCCACAGATTTGTTCTGCTGTGACTGGATGTAACGGTACACTCGAACATGGTTTTACGACTCCTGCTCAGGGTAATCAAACTCTGAGTATGGGAAGTATCACCAAAACAACATCGGATAATGTGAATGTTGGTTACCGAAAGCGTGTTGCGAGTGGGGAGATTATTTCTTCTCCATTCAAGATCGTTGAAGTGACTGATATTTACCCGATGGCCGGTACGTTAGATCATAGGTACTATGCGACAAACGCATGGCCCTGTGGTGCTCCCACGTACCCCACGCATACGACCCACAATTGGTGGAATCGTTTTGCTGGGAATTTTCGGCCAACCAATCCAGGTTTTTACGGGATTGGGGACTTGGTTCGAGCTGAGTTGAGACAGGATGCTATTGATCTTGCATCGACTCAAGCTTTCGCCAATATCAACTCTCCGGAGATGATGGCGTTAGCTACTGTTGCGGAATCTCGTAAGTCTGTGGAATCGATCGCTGCTATTCTCCTCAGGGCAATTAAGATCATTCGTAATGTGAAGCGCCTTAATGGCAAAGCACTAGCGAAGGAACTTAGCCCAAAGGAACTGGCCGACCGGTACATGGAAGCGAGATACGCTCTTCGTCCGCTGTATTACGACGTCAAAGGGATTACCAAAGCTCTTGCGAAAGAGCGAGGACATGCCCGAATGACTGCTCGTGGTTATGCTACGAAGGACGGAAGTGCGACAGGGACGTTGTCTAACACTGTTCTGAGAACCTTCATTGAAGGTGATTGGAAGTGGACGGCAAAGTATTCAGTCTCTGCTCGTGCTGGGATACTTTGTGACGTTAATGTCACAGAGTCGTCGGTGTTTGGCTTGTCAGCGATTGCTGAGACTGTATGGGAACTTCTTCCATTTAGTTTCATAATCGATTGGTTCGTCAACGTCGGCACATTTATTGCAGCGCATACCCCAAATGCTGAGGTGCGCCAGCTTACCTCATGGGTGACTGTCAAAGAAATTTTGACGTCAACCACGGAGTTGTCAGATTACCGCTCAGTCGTTGGTGCTGGATATGGACAAGTAGGGGGCGTTTGCACCCTGACTCCACCCAAGTACTTTCGACAGGAAATGGTCCTAGAGCGAATAATCGGCATTTCTGCAGGTACTCTACCGACCTTCAATTTGAAGCTCGATGGGTACAAGCTTACGGATTTGGGAATTATTTTGGGAAAAATCCTGAAGTGAATTCTAAATCAAACCTTGGAGCCAGCGGTTAATCCCGTTGAGCGTCCGTGTCGAAAGAGAGCCCACCATGCAACCTGACCAACTGGTATTACCTGTTGATCCCCTGAACAATGGAACTGTCGTCAACGAGACTTTTACGCGGTTTGAAGCGTATCAGAATCGTACTTCCTACATCGGGCCGCTTCATGCGCCCGATGCACGGAATACTTTGGCGATTTACCGGACGTTCCCCACCAAGTCTGGCAATTTCAAAGGTACGGCCAAGACTTCCGTGAAATTTACGGAGGACTTGCAAGTTGCGGGCGTCGATTCGTCGACTACCCTGACTGCGCCTATCATCCTCGATTTGTCTTTCTCGGTGCCAATCGGTGCCACCATTGCTGATGTGAAACACTTGCGTCAGCGCTTGATGGCATTGATCGACAACGATTCCTTTATGGATGCCCTTAACGTTCAGCTGATGGTGTAATTGTGAGATTGTCTCCTTTGGAGGTGATTTTGCTTTTCGCCATCGTGCTTGGGTTCATCTGGGGAATAAGGGTGGCAGTATGAGAGGGCCGTCAAAGTTGACGATTCTCGAATTTGTCGTTCTTGTCCTCAGGTGGCTCATTACACGTAAGCCGAAGCAGTAGGGATTGTTAACATCCTAGTAGGAGTCGCAAGCTATGAAACATAGCGTGTCGAAAACTGATCTTCACGATACTGTGAAGGTACGAGTCCCCACGGATTATCCGTGGAAGGCTCTTGATCATTTGGTCAAAGACCTATCGTGCAGTCTCGATTTAGACAGCTTAACCACGTTGCGCAACATCATCCGAAAAAGGGACTATGAAGCGTACATGGAGCTGTCGGAGGCCTGGGGGCCGCATCGCATTACCCCCAGTGAAACGAGCGTAGAATTGTTCTTTGCTCGTTATCAGGCATCAGCCTTACTGAAGAAGTTTCAGTTTGCAACGAACCGTCAGGCTCGTCGTACTGCTGCACTTGAGAAATTCAAGACAGCGGAGAAAACCTGCTACACCTTTAACCGTAATGGTGCGAGGAAGTTGGAATTCTTATCTGATTCTGTCGAGCTGAATTGTTACACTCATGCTCGAGATTTTCTCAGTAAGCTTCTGGGTGAAGAATTGCCAGAAGAAAACCAGTTGACGTTATGGTCGCGTCATGGGCCGGGGTCAAACCTGGACACTAAGGAAAGGCGTATATCCCTGTATGATAAATATCGGGATTGGCCCTACTCGTGTACCAGCGGAGCCCTACGCTACGCACGGTCTGCTATTGAAAGCGACGAGCGATGGTTAGGAGCACTTGAGTCAAGTTACCGCGAAAAACACGGTATAGAACCGTGGCGGATCTTGGATCGAGAGGTCTTCTGGTCAAACGTAATTAACGTCGTTCCAGGCAACCGTATCACTTTCGTGCCCAAGAATGGTCGTACCGACCGTTCTATTGCGATTGAGCCGTGTCTGAATTTGTATCTTCAGCTGGGAGTCGATGGTTATATCCGCCGCCGGTTAAAACGGTGGGGGGTTGACTTAGACGATCAGACGAAGAATCAGAGGATGGCATGGTTGGGGTCCAAGTACTGGACGACCGGGGATCCTTTTGTGACCCTCGATCTAGCAGCTGCCTCAGACACCATTTCATTGGAAGTCTGTCGGTTGTTGTTACCTCCTCAGTGGTACCGCTACCTAATACGTTTGCGCTCACCTGTGGGTGAATGCGACGGGGAGGTCATCTCTTACGAGAAGATCTCTTCTATGGGAAACGGTTTCACATTCGCGCTTGAGTCTGCAATCTTCGCATCGGTTTTATTCGGTGTTGAGAAAGAACTCAAGGGACATTTCAACAAGGATGAAGTGGCTGTATACGGCGATGATCTTATCGTTCGGCAGTCCTCATCTGCGCTGGTTGTCCACATGCTCAACCTTTTTGGCTTTTCGCTCAACCTGGAAAAATCCTTTATACAAGGACCATTTCGGGAGTCGTGCGGTGCTGATTGGTTGGGTGGCACATCGGTTAGACCGGTTTTTCTTACTTCCAGCCCGAGTACGGTTATGGAATTGTGGAACGATGCAAATCGTCTTCGCAGGATCCTAAGCCTACGTTTTATGGGTTTCGAATTCAAAGTGACTTCTCTCATTGAAAGCTGGATACCACCATACTTTAATCAGTGTGTTGGCCCATGTTCAGATGAGAACTTTGATTCGTACAAGCACGTGCCGATACCAGCCGTAAGGTATCGTTCTGGCTTGTGGAGATTCAAACGCTTAGTGGCAACACAAAAGCGTTTGAAAGGGGATGACTTCCTTTTTAGGAAGTTGATGCATACCCTGAGGATGGCTGGCCCTGCGGATTCCTTCCACTTAAAGAAATGGGGTGGAATGCAGATCACCGGTGCAGGAAGTCGATTCGCTATCACCAAGCTTAACTCGGTGATGGTGAGCGAAACGTTCTCGCCTGTCAGTAATTGGCAGGACGAGTACACTGACTTATCCTTCACGCCCTAACGGGCACCAAGGAAAAGCCAACAACCCACGTAATGGTGGAGCCAACTATGCGCAGAGCATGGG